TAATTAATTTTAGATTCATGCCTTCACTCTAGCCGGGAACACAATACAAGCCAGATTCAGCACATCATCTAGTTCATTCTAGATTCACCATGTTATCTGGCACAATACAAGGACTTTGAAATGTTATACGATTATGGATGTACAAATTGTGGCGAAACATTGAAAGATGTTAGACAGTCTATTCATGACGAAGCCTTAGAAACTTGTCCTTCTTGTGGTAAAAATACTCTAGAAAGAGTAATATATGGTGGGCTGGGATCTTTTATGGCTGACTCAAACACTATTGGGGGCAAAGCTGATAAGAATTGGTCTAGAATGGGTAGCTATCAAAAGACGGAGATAGAATCTAAAAGCCAAGCTGGAAAACAAGCACAAGAGAAAAAAGCCCAACGTAATAAGATTAATAATATGACAGCAGAACAAAAAACAAAATACATTATTACAGGTGAATAAATGAAATACGTTGAAAATTACACATCAAAACATGACAATAAAAATTCTGATAAGAAATCTTATAATGCTTTTGGAGAAAGCGTGACAGACACAGAAGATATTGTATACGCAGAATACAAAGCAATTGATCTAGGAGAAAGAGTACAAAAGAAATTTTTTGTGCTTACATCAAATGGTACTCTATTTGACCCCAGAGGTACAGACAGTCACAGAGCTAATAAAATTCGTAAAGAACTAAAATCAACATCAAAGCAAACGTTTGATTACTATATTAAATATTTACAAACCAAGAACACGTTGTTTATGCGACGAGCAGAAAGGAGCTTTATAAATGGCTAAAAAAGGACCAATTAGTAAGATTGAAGCATTCTATATTGAGAATAATTATAGAGATGCAGACATCGCAGAAATTGCTGTAGATCTAGACAGGTCAATTAAATCTGTCGAAACCTACATTAAAAAGAATA